ATACAGTAGATATGGACGATCAAGATGCTATCGACTTGCTAGCGGAGATAAGCGGGCAACCGAGGCCAGCCCCTTTCGAGGACGGCACAGGCGCGACTCCACCTACTCCCGACCCCACCTTGGCTGCAATCGACGGGACTCCATTAATGCATAGTAATCCAGACACCCAATCACCAAAGAAATTGAGTTCCTCCAAAATCACCCCAATAGAATCAACGAGTTACGCTCATGTGGAAACGTTACCACATAGAAATGACTCGGATGAGGGGGGTGGGGGTACAAAAAACCACCCCGACTGGCAAGAAACTTCTACAGGGAACACCCCCCCTTCTGTTTCTAAACAAAATGGGTAGGGGTATGTATATTTTTAAAAAAGCGGTTTGTCAGATATCTGCTAAACCGATTACCCATGACTGATAAGCAAGCCTACATCTATAGGATTATTAATGAGCATTGGAAGATGCATGGGTTTGGTCCTTCCATAGATTACATTATGTCAATGACGGGCGATAAGGGTAGAGGTAATGTACATCGTACTATGAAGAAGTTAGTAGAGTTAGGGTATTGCAAGATGCTGCCCAGACACGCGCGGAGTATTCGGCCTTCGTATATTAGGGTGCATAAACTAGAGTGAAACTAGAAAAACTAATTGAAAGTCTTCCTGCGGACGAACAAGAAACTTTGTTTGCTATGGCACAGGAGTACGCGGACTCATTACGGCGGGAAAAGGCACAGAATGACTTTATGGCTTTTGTCCACCAAATGTGGCCCGGATTTATCAACGGCGCCCACCATAAGATTATGGCGCAGAAATTTCAGGATATAGCAGATGGAAAACTTCGTCGTCTTATTATTAATATGCCTCCTCGCCATACTAAGTCTGAGTTTGCTAGTTTCATGCTTCCTGCGTGGTTTCTGGGAAAGTTCCCTGATAAGAAGATTATCCAGTGTTCCAATACTGCGGAACTGGCTGTCGGCTTTGGACGAAAAGTACGGAACTTGGTAGGTTCATCCCAGTACCATGAAGTCTTTCCTGCGGTAGATTTGAAGTCCGACTCTAAGGCTGCGGGGCGTTGGGATACGAATAAAGGCGGTACTTACTTCGCTATCGGTGTTGGCGGTACCGTTACTGGTAAAGGAGCGGACTTGCTCATTATTGACGATCCTCACTCGGAACAAGAGGCGGCGATAGCAGCCACAAACCCTGAGGTTTACGATAAGGTTTTTGAATGGTATTCCTCTGGCCCAAGACAACGACTTCAGCCGGGAGGAGCAATTGTGGTCGTTATGACCCGCTGGAGCCTAAAAGATTTAACTGGAAGAATTTTAAAATCGGCATTCGAGCGCGACGGCGATGAGTGGGAAGTTATTAGTTTTCCCGCAATTCTACCTAGCGAAAAACCATTATGGCCTGCGTTCTGGCCCCTAAATGAACTGCTGGCTTTAAAGGAAGAACTGCCTGTTTCTAAGTGGAACGCGCAGTATCAACAAAGTCCTACCTCAGAAGAGGGCGCCCTAGTCAAGAGAGATTGGTGGCAAAAGTGGGAAAAGGAAAACCCACCTCAATGCGAATTTATTATCCAATCTTGGGATACGGCGTTTACTAAGAATGAAAGATCAGACTATTCTGCCTGTACAACATGGGGAGTTTTTTATCTTAATGAAGATGAGATGCAGCCTAATATTATTCTTTTGGACGCGATGAAAGAAAGACTAGAGTTCCCAGAACTGAAAGAACGCGCTTTTAAGATGTACAAAGAATGGGAACCCGACGCCTTCATCGTGGAGGCAAAAGCCTCAGGAACGCCACTTATATTTGAATTAAGACGTATGGGTATACCCGTAACAGAGTTTACACCCACCCGTGGTAATGATAAGATAGCAAGGCTGAATTCCGTAACAGATTTGTTTGCGTCTGGCAAGGTGTGGGCGCCCGGCAAAAGGTGGGCTGATGAAGTAATCGAAGAAATGGCTGCTTTCCCAAACTCGGATCACGATGACTTAGTGGACTCTTCCACTCAAGCTTTGATCCGTTTCAGAAAAGGCGGATTTATTCGACTACCAACAGACGAAGTAGATGAACCAATTTATAGACGCAAAACCGCGTATTACTAGGAAAAACTATGGCAATTGAAAAAGCACTATACCAACTACCCGAAGGAATTGATTCTTTGGCGGCAGAAGAACCTGATCTTGAGATTGAGATTGAGGACCCAGAATCAGTAACTATTGGTATTGATGGCTTAGAAATTAGCATTGAACCAGAAGAAGAGACTGATGAAGACTTTGGCGCAAACTTAGCTGAGTACATGAGCGAAGGTACGCTATCCCAGATCGCTGGAGATTTAGCGGGCGACTTTGACGCGGACATTGCTTCTCGCAAAGATTGGATTCAAGCTTATGTAGACGGACTAGAACTTTTAGGAATGAAGATCGAAGACCGTATGGAACCGTGGCCCGGCGCCTGTGGCGTTTACCACCCACTGCTTTCAGAAGCGGTTGTTAAGTTTCAGTCCGAAACAATTATGGAAACGTTTCCAGCATCAGGCCCAGTAAAGACCCAGATCATTGGTAAAGAAACGCCTGAAAAGAAAGCTGCCGCTGAACGTGTTCAAGCGGATATGAACTATCAATTAACGGACGTAATGCAAGAATATCGTCCTGAGCAAGAGCGTTTACTCTGGGGTTTAGGAATTGCAGGTAACGCATTTAAGAAGATTTATTACGACCCAAGCCTTCAACGTCAGGTAGCTATGTACGTTCCTGCGGAAGATATTGTTGTTCCTTACGGAGCCTCAAGTCTTGAGTCCGCAGAGCGCGTCACCCATGTAATGCGCAAAAGCGAAAATGAACTACGCAAACTTCAGGTTGCAGGATTCTATAGAGATATAGATCTTGGAGAACCAGACAATGTATTAGATGAAGTAGAAAAGAAAATCGCTGAGAAGCTTGGCTTTAGAGCTACCTCAGATGATCGTTTTAAAGTTTTGGAGATGCACGTTGACCTAGATTTAGAGGGTTACGAGCATGAAGATGATGACGGAGAAGCTACGGGAATTGCATTGCCCTATGTTGTAACGATTGAAAAGGGCAGTAATTCAGTTTTAGCAATCAGGAGAAATTGGAATCAAGATGATGAAACTCATAAGAAACGGCAGCACTTTGTTCACTACGGTTATATTCCCGGTTTTGGCTTCTATTGTTTTGGTCTTATTCATCTTATCGGGGCTTTTGCTAAGTCAGGCACTAGTATCCTCCGTCAACTCGTTGATGCAGGGTCACTTTCAAACTTGCCGGGTGGCTTTAAGACCCGTGGATTGCGTGTTAAAGGAGACGACACGCCGATAGCACCGGGAGAATTCCGTGATGTTGACGTACCAAGCGGTACGATGAAAGACAACATTATGACCTTGCCATACAAAGAACCATCAATGGTTCTAGCTGGGTTGCTTGATAAGATCGTAGATGAAGGTAGACGCTTTGCATCAGCAGCCGATCTTAAGGTTGCGGATATGTCAGGGAATACCCCAGTAGGGACAACCCTCGCTATTCTGGAAAGAACCCTTAAAGTCATGTCTGCCGTACAGGCCCGCATTCATTATTCAATGAAGCGCGAGTTTAAGTTATTAAAAACAATTATTGCAGATTACACCCCTGAAGAATATTCATATGATCCATCAGAAGGTGATCGTAAGGCTAAGAAGTCAGACTACGACAACGTAGAAGTTATTCCAGTATCTGATCCTAATGCTGCAACAATGAGTCAAAAGATTATGCAGTATCAAGCTGCTCTTCAATTAGCTCAAGGCGCCCCACAACTTTACAATATGCCATTGCTACATCGTCAGATGTTAGACGTGCTGGGAATCAAGGACGCATCAAAGCTAGTACCTTTGCCAGACGATCAAAAGCCGCGCGATCCAATTACTGAGAATATGGATAATCTTAAGGGTAAACCCCTAAAGGCGTTTATATACCAAGACCACGATGCCCATATTGCGGTTCATATGGCGCTAATGCAAGA